TGACGGCATCCAAAGCGCCTTCCAAACCAGCAATTTTTGCAAACTCGCCACTGGAAAACATCTTCATCAAAGCGTCAGCACTAGTAATACCCATCTTCTTTGCATTATCAATACTTTCAGCAAACTTTCCGCCAACCTGACCAGCAGCAGCAACCACCTCATCAGTTAACGAACCCGACTTCTGCAACTGGCCCAAAAACGACCCAATCCCAGCCAAATTCTTGCCAATGTCACCGCCAGCCGCAACAGCAAAATCGCCCAAACCACGCAAAGCCTGCTTCAACGGGCCAGTCATTTCCGTGCTTTGTGAAACCGCAGCAAACGTGGCGTTAAGCGACTCCATGCCAAACACCGCGAGTTTCGTGTCGCTCGTCAACATCCGCAAAGCGGACATGGCCTGATTTGTTCCGGAGCCCATATGGGGGGCAGACGTGTACCGGAACGAAACAAGAGAAGCGTTGTACTCACGCTGAGCCGCCGTAAGCAAACCCACAGCGACCGTTGCGGCACCAGCAGCATAAGCAACACCCTTCATGAGCCACTGGTACGTTTTCATCAAAGCCTGACCGGCCCACAACAAACCGTTTACCGAACCAATGGCAGCAACCATCAGCCACCATTCGGCAGTTACGTAAACCAGCGCCAAAAGTAGGCCTTTCATGGCCATACGCATTCCCTTCATGCCGCGCGTGGCGCCACCAAGTTTTTTATCGTTGTCGCCTAAACGTTTATTAAAATTATCAATGCTTTTACCGGCACGATCACTGTCTTTGCTGAGATCGTCAAAAGCGCCGCTAAGTTCAGTAAGGTCTTTTGCAGCCCCACCACTTTCCCCACTCAAAGCCTTAATTTTTGCTTGAGCAGCAGCAAGAGACTTGTCGTCAACGTTAAACTTGATTTTAATTACAACGTTGCCGCCGTCGCCCGGGATCGCCATAACCCTCTATGTTGTCACCTAAAAGGCGTAGACGGGGGAACTCAACAACCCCTAACGGCTTACCGCTTTTTTTCCATTTCCTCTTGCTGGCGTTTGCGGTCCTGTGAAATCACTTTTGCGCACGCTAACCGCAAAACCCAATCCAACTCATCGGAATTAAGAATTTGAATGGGGTCAGTGCCAAACAACTCGCCAAGTCGGGCCGCAGTCACAATACGGCCATCGTCAGCAAGATCGTCTAAGACCCCTTCGTAGGGTCCGAAGTCTCAATCTCGTCGCCGTAACCAGCGGACTCCATAATTGCCAAAGCGGCAGCCTCAACGTGAGGATCAACACCAAAAAATGCAAGAATGCAATCAGGCAAAGGGCGAGTCGTGTTCGTCATCTCAAGAATTTCAGGGGAAGCAAACGAAAGAGGGTATCCCTCATCCGAAAAAACCTCCTCGTCGTCAACGACGATACCGGTCGTGGTTTGACCAATCACGTAACACGCGAACTTAGTTGGGTCAAAGCCCGGCTTGGTGCCTTCGCCAGCGTTCTTTCGCCATGTACGCATTTGATGCTGGGTGATGTTTGGACTGATCTTGATTGAGACACCCGGACGCTCGGGCACCTCAAGAAGAATGGTGGGTCGCTCAACCTTGCGTGAAAGTTCCTCACGCAAACGGTTGAGTGCCGTGGTTGGGGCAGAGTTCGTTTCCAACTTCTCGGATGCCCTCGATGAACTTGCTGATTCGCTGAAATCGTAGGTGTCAGTCATAGGGGGAAAACTAGCACTAGTAAATGACAAAAGGACGCAAAAACCCGACTTTATTAGTCGGACCCTTGCGCCCTTGTGTCAAAAAACTTGACTACGGTCTGGTTACCCCGGAAACTGACGAAATCGAGAACGTCAGCGAAAACGTTGTAGGAGCGCCCGACGACGAATCGCCCTCCGGCTCCGACAACCCGACCAGAAGAGCCATTGCATACGAACGCTGAGTGCCGTAAACGACAAGGTCGCAGTCAAGTTCCTGAACGGTGACGTCGTAGTAGGCTCGCCCGACAAGTGGGCGAAGCAGTTGCAATGCACGCCCATCACGATCCTTGTCGTAATGGCGAGTCAGCGTAATGTCACCGATCTCCGGTGGAGCGCAAAGCGTCTCGGGGAAAATGGAACCGCCGTCATACACCTTCTCAACGGAAGCGGTGATCTCACCGCCAGAAACCTGAGCGAAGTAACCTTCACGCTGAACACCGAAGGAAGGCGGAGCAATCCCACCAACCGTCTCGGGTTCAACAAACCCAACTACCTGACGCTGTGCAATCTTGCTTGACATTTATTCCTCCGCTCAGATCACGGAACTTGTGAGGTTGGACTTGACAATTTGAATTTCGATGCGATCCGAAATGCTTGAGATGCGCACTCCAACGTTCGCTCGGACAATTCCATTAGCCAACTGGCTAATCGGGTTAATCGCATCCGAAACCACAACCGAGTAACCGGAATCGATTCGGGCGCCATCAGCGTCAAACGCTTCAAAAAGCCCGCCTGCGGTACGAAGCGGCTCCAACAGTGCAATCAGTGACGCTTCCACCCGACCAAACACGGACCGGCGACCATCGACAGGAGCGAACACAAGGTCCTCCAACCGGCTCTCAGCCTCAGTCACGATGTAGTTCAGCATGTCGCGACCGTTGATGAACCGGAAGTTCTCCGAATCGTCTGACAGGCTTCGAGCGCCATAAATCCGCACCGAGTTCTGAATAAGTCGAATGGCATTGATCTGGGCGTCATCAAGGTCCTGACCGGTGGTCTTGTCGATCCCGACAGAAACACCGTTGACAAAATTCGCCTTAGAGACAATACCGGCGCCAATGCCCCATGCCCCAATTGTGTTGTGGGCAACAGCACGCTTTGCCGCAACATAAGATTCTGGCGAAATGGTTAGCGTCGTTCCGCCAGCACCCGGAATTGTCACGTGTGGGTAGTAAAGGGCGGCATACTCGCCGTTTCCACCAACCAGACCCTCAATGTACGATTCCGTACCATCAATTGCGTCCGCAACGGTGGTGTAGGTGGGGTCGACGGCCAGCACGGCAAGCCGGTTATTTGTTACCGCATGGGCCACAAGTGCGTCGTAGGTGGTGTCGCTGTACTGGCCGGGGATCGCAACCGCCCCAGTCCCAAGGTTTGAACCAAACAGTTCCAGACCTTCAATCAGGTCGGCTTCAACAACGCTAGATCCGTTAATCCCGGCGCTCAGGTTGTCAAGAGCCAGAACCGAAAGTGCGCCTTCGGTGTCGACAGTTGTCATTGTCACGTAAGCGGAAGCAACAGTTGACTGGGTCAAAGCGTTGACGGCTTCACCGTTTGTTGAAACAACAGGCGACGTGTACACGAGGTCGTCGTCGAAGTAAACCTTGACCCGGTAACCAGTGCCGGATTCCACGATCTCTACGTCAACATCAGACGACCATGCGCCCGGGTTTGATGCAGTGAAAGTGTTATCTCCATCAACCAAAGAACCCGCAGCAGCCGAGGCGCCAACAACTCGTGACACGTAAGCCCGTGAACCACCCTCCTCAAAAAAGGTCTTCACATGGGAGTAAAGGGTCGTGGTGCCGGTGTATTCACCGTAAAGAATCTCGAAATCGGCAATGCTTGTAACCAGTCTGGCCTCGTCAACCGGTCCACGAGTGGATGTGCCAACCACAAAAAACGTGGATGAAGGATTGACAGTGTCCGTGCTAGGACCCGTCCGAACTGAAGTTGTGACGACTACACCGGGCATTGGCCCTCCTATGAACCGTGTTCCATTGGCAAGATTACTACACGAGCGTGGTTACTTCGTGTAAGGAATCATTTGTCCTTAAGACTTATTCGGATAGTACCCTGACTAGACCCGCTTTTACGGCACGTATTGCAAACTGATCCTTGCTGCTAACTAAAGCGTGTTGATTTGCTCCAAGCATCTGACCCTTTTCAGTAACTTTTACGGGAAAGTGACCGGGGTTGTAGATGTGGAGATGTGGCTGCTTTTTGGTTTCTTTTGCGCCATTTGTGAGGTTCAGGTGTGGACGGGTCAGTTTCATTTTACGATTCCGTGGTGTGGGCAAGAATTTCAGTTTCAATCTGAATTTGATTTATGGAGTCAGCAATTGGGCTGCGAAGAATTTCCTCATCGGCGTTAATGTCGTACCCGATGTATGCCCCCGCCATGACGCGTTCGCCCTTGATCAACGTAAGATCGGAGTATTCTTCGCGAATGCTGCTTTCTTCGATCAGGACGTCGCAACTGCTGTTGTTGTAGGTTCTGAGGCTGGGATGGTCCAATAGTGCCGAACGAACAACTGTTGTCAAGTTGTCGCGCATTTCTGTGCATTGCTCGGATCCGTCTGCTTTGACCCAAACGTATGTTCGCATGGTGTAGCGGACAGAATATTGGGGATTCAAATTTTGGTCGTAATCGTCGCGTGTCAGGTCGGGCATTGAAATGGCGACGGTGATTAGCGTGGGCCAATGGTCAAGCGCAACGGGCTCATACGTCAAGTAGAGCAGCGGTTCTGGAAGTGAGTCCTCGTCAACTTCCCAGTAGTTGCGGTAAGTCACCAAGCGCGTCGGGAGATCATGGGCAAGATAGTCGTTTACCAGTTTCTTAACCTTTGCCACTCCCTGCAACATCAGAACACCCGCTTGCGCATGTTGATAATGTAAGAAACAGCCCTCTCGCTTAATTCTTGACGGAATCCAAGCGGCTCAAAAACAACTTGCCGCTTTGGCATGCGACTGGTTCCATACTGATGAAACTTGGCGTACTCAACGGAAGTACCAAACGTGGCATCACGACGCCCAATGTCGTTCGGAGGGCCACTAAGCGTGGAAAGGGAACCAGCCAAAGCACCAGTCCGCTTCATCAGCGGCCACAACTCCTCGTTACGGCGAGGCGCCCACCCACCAACCGGTAAGCCATTTGAAGCAAAGTTTGCCGCATTGGCCCGACGCAACATGAATTTGGCTTGCTCAAAAACAGGACGCATGTTCTGCGACCTTGCGCCCATCGCACTCAACTTCCGTTGAGCATCAGAATCGTCTA